ATCAAGTTGAGCAGTGGTCCGATCCTTATGAAGTAATGGCTCGTGGCGTTGCAGGTCATTTACAAACTACAATGAATCCGAAAACTGGAATTGATATGAGTCAATGGCCTTCTGAATACAATCAATTGTTTGCGGAACTTTCAAAAGGTGTAACGACAGGAAAGATGCCTCAATCTCCTGGAGGGATTGGTTTACTTGCAACTCTTTCAAGAATGGGTGTTGATATTAAGTCAGGTCGGTTGCCTCAAGCTATCTTTGGGTATGCAACTGGTGGAACTATCCCAGGTTCAAGTAATGAAGATGTTGTACCTGCAATGTTAACTCCTGGTGAGTTTGTCGTAAATAGACATACTGTTGGAATGTTTGGCCCTCAATTTTTCCATGCGCTTCAAGATATGGCAAAGATGAGAGGTTCTGCATCTCCAGAGAGTGTATTATCTGGAACTCATAGCGCGTTGAAGTTTGCAACTGGTGGATCAGTTCCTAAGCTACCTAGAGTACCTTCGCAAGTTACCGAGCAAAAAATAACTGTAGCCAACGTTATGGATGAAGAGTCTGTAGGACAATTTTTAAATACGAAGAAGTACGGTGAAGTGCTTGTCAATAAACTTGGCTCTGGAGTTACTCGGCGAATGATGGGAGGTCAGGGTATCTAATGCTTATTCCTAAACCAATTTCTGTTGCTATAATTACCTTTGCTTTTCCTGTGGCAGTTTCTGTAGCGTTTTGGTTGCAGATTACTTCTGTAGGCGAAGTCTTTGTTTCCACTCAGGTTGCGCTTCTTGCATTTCAAATTCAGAAATATTTTTGGAGCGAAACAGATTATCATAATGTTAGGCGTTTCCTGTTTAGGGAGAAATAAATGCAAGTTCAGCTATTTGGATTTACCCTGACTGAGGGTACGTTATATGTTACTAGTGATAATACAAATCATACTTACAATGGTATAACGTACAATGCTAGTGCGATTACGTGTAAAGAATTTTCCTATGACTTGAAAGAAGTTATGGGAGAAGCTTCTATTCAAATACCGTTCGCTCAAGCTGGGTTTTTGCAAGGAGCCGCTTCAAGGTCGATTGAAGGTTCAGTACATGTTGATGTTTATGAGTATGATACAGTTGATCAAACTGCCGTACTCGTTTTTCGCGGTTTTGTTAATTCTTTTAAAGTTTCAAAAGCAATGTTAGATTTGCAATGTGTTTCGTTTATTGAACATGCGCGGGATAATTATGCACGCATGATTTTAACTCGCGTTTGTAATCATCGTTTGTATTCAGAATTATGTGGTGTACAAGAAGTTAATTATACTTATTCAGGCATTATTGTAGGTATTTCTGCTGATAGAGTTACCATTGAAGTAAGTGGGGTTGGAAGCGGAAGCGGTTACTTTACATATGGCTGGGTACAATGGCAAGGCGTTTATCGGCATATTGTAAATGATACGTGGACAGGATCAACTCGCTTTCTTGATTTGATGCACTTTTGTCCTACAGCTTGGAATGCTGGAGATCAAATTGCTCTAGTCGCAGGATGTGATAAGCTTACTTCAACATGTAGCTCAAAGTTTGGTAACATTACAAACTACATGGGATTTCCATACGCGCCATATGAGTCGATTCGTTATACTGGATTAAGAACTACTACGATCAAGAAGAGTAAAAAATAATGTCCATTCTTGAAAAGTGGTTAANAGAAGTAGAGTCTTGGGTCGGAACTCCATATGTAACTGAAGGTTGTACACGAGGTATGAAAGGAGGAACTGATTGCGGGCATTGGTTCATTAAAGCAGTTCTTGCTGTTATTCCCAATAGTAAGAATGCAGAGTTTGTAATGGATTTAACCCATGTTCAATATTTTAAAAAGAATGTTACCGTGGTTCCCGCAGTTATGGATCCGCTCGCGTTTGAAATATCACTAAAAGATATTCAGCCTGGTGATGTTGTCTTTTTGCGATTTCGTAGGATTTCGTCTCAGCCTTGTGTTTTTATTGGCGACGATCAGTTTGTATATTGTGATACTAGTCAAAAGCGCATGATTAAAAGCGCACTACCAGGAAATGACATTGAACGTATTATGCACGTTTTTCGATTTACGTGTATTGAGGAGGAAAAATAAATGTCTTTATTAGGATTTGCGAATCCAGCTATGTGGTTAGTTAATGCTGGAATGGCGGGTTTAGGTTACCTTCTTTATAAACCAAAGCGTAATCAAAAGCCTAAAGCACCCGAATTAGAATTTAAAATGAGTGCCGTTAAAGTTGGTACTCCCATTCCCGTTATTTTTGGGCATGCTAAGGTTGGAGGGCTAACTATTGAATGGGGTGATTGGACTGTTGTTGCACATAAACAAAAAATGAAAGGTGGTAAGTCGTCCTAATGGGTGGAGTTGGCGGAAGTAAAATTACTATTACTACGTATACGTATCGCATTCGAACCGCGATGGCGATTTCGTTTGGACCTATCGATGAATTCATTCGTTTAGATTATAATAGTGATTATAAATATTATAATGCTGGACGTTCAGGAGAATATCTTAATTTAAATACTTCTGAAAATGTTTTGATGGGACATATTTATTGGGGAACGGATAGCCAAGGAACAAGTAGTAATCTTTCAAATATGCATGAAGGCATGTATTATCGTAATATTGCATACGCTGATTTCTGGTTAGATCTTGGTTCTTCTCCCGCCATGCCAGCTACTGCTTTTACTGTGACTCGTTATTACTCTCCTACGATGAGCGACGGGAATGAAGTTGGAACTATATCGGGTTCATCAAGTGGGATGAACCCTGCAATAGTTTTGTATGACCTTTTAACTAATCCNCATTATGGATATGGTCTTGCAAAAACTTTAATTCATAATGATTCTTTTCGTGGCGCAAGTAATCAGTTAATGGGCGAAGACTTAACAATTAGTATTTGTATTGCAACGGTTGAGCTTTATGCAATTGTCCGTTCTGTTCTTGATTGGATTGATGGTGAACTTGTGTATCGTGAAGATACTGGACAGATTGGATTGCGGCTTCGTAGAAAGGATTATACGCTTGATCAATTGATTCAAATTCACGCTTCTGATATCCGTGCGCAGACTTTTGAATTACAACGTCCAAGTTGGTATGGTACTAAAAATGTTATTTATGTAAACTTTCTAGACATTGGGCGTGAGTGTGATCAAAATTTAGTTTATGCTGAAGATCTTGGAAACTTTAATCTTACTGGAAATCAGAGAGTCCATGAATTTAATTTTGATGTTTTTACTGAACCGTCAATGGCTCAGAAGGTTGCGACACGTCAGTTACATCGTCATACTTATCCTTGGGCTAAAGCAGCCTTTGAAGTCTTTTCTGATAAAGGTGATTTATTAAATGTCTTCGAACCCTTCCTTCTTTACCACGAATACTATGGAGTATATGCTGTATTTAGAGTGACCGAGAAACGTCGTGAAGGTCCTAATGTTTGGAAGATTGAAGCCGTTGAAGAAAACTTTTGCGTGAATGCAGCTTTTGCTGCAGGGTATGACGAACCTTATCCTACTCCGCCTTATGTAGATCCTGTCTCTATTAGTTGGTCCTATAGACTTTTAAACTCATACTATCGTGGTTATTTAGTCTTAGGCTATTCAGATGATCAGACTACAGATACGATTTTAGATTGCTTTGAAGTAGTGTCTGACGCTGGTAGCTCTGCTTGTGATTATGCATGTGTGGGAAGATTAACAACGCCAGTTACATCAGGTCACGCGGCCTACTTATATGTTAATAAAGATAGACACTTCCAAGAAGATTGCGCTTTAGTTGGTTATGTTTTAGTTGGTGATGAAATTATGAAAGTAGACTCCGTTTCAGATTCTGAAGATGAAGTTGTTTATACTTGTGGACTTTCAAGTCGTGGTTTAGAAGGGACTACTCAAGATAGTTATTCTATTGGTGAAAAAGTTTTTGCTCTTGATTGTCGCGCATTCGTAGCTTCTAACATGTTAAATGGTGAAGATTATACGATGCAAATTTATCCTCATTACATGTATCCTATACCTTATTGGGATAGTGAAGATACTGTTACCTATGATATTACTTGGGAATCTTTGATTGATATGCCGATGAATCCTTATGATTTAGATGCAAACACCTATGACTATGATAATGATATAACTTTTACTTGGGACTGGAATAGTCGTTTACGTCCGATCCCGACGCCGTGTAGTGGTTTAACAGCATATCCTCAAACTGATACAGGGAACGGTTATATTGACCAAATTTTAGGTTGGAGACTTTGTCTCTTTGAATTAGGAGGAACTAGTAGTTTAAAGACCACTTACTTAACTGCTGATCAAAGGTCATATACAAGTGTTAGAGCTGATCGTACCGCGGTCGGATTGTATACAGGGTTCAAGCTAGATGTATATGCACAAGGAATTAAAGGTTTTGATTCACTACCGGCAACGATTGATATTTAAAGGAACGTAAATGCCAATTAATTTACCAAATTTTGATGTACAAAGACTTTCAATTGGTCCCGCTATTATCTATTTTGGGGCTGCAGGTACTACACCTACAACTGATTTAGGAGCGGTTCGCGGTGCGGATTTAAAAGTTGCGATTGAAACTACTAAATTCCTCGTTGGTATGCCTGCTGTTCCTTCATGGTTTAGATTTAAGTCTGTTGATATTACTTTAACCGTGAAAGGTTTAGAATGGAACTTAGATAAAATTAGAAAAGCTATTGGTGGGTACTATTACGATGTTACTCAAGGAAATCTCTATACTCAAACTCTATATGGTAATTTTGAATTTGTAGATCCTTTATCCTTACGATTAGTGCATGAGACTCCATACGGTGCTACTATTACGGTTGATATCTACCAAGCCTTACCAGGTGGGGCTGATCAATTTTCTTTTGGTTATAACGTGCACGAGATTCCTTACACTTGGCATGCAGTGTCTACTACTTATGATTGGGCAGGTAATGCATTACCACCTAATACGCCGTATAAAATAACGTTTCAACAAACGGTGAGCTAATGGCTAATGTATTTATGTCTGGTTTTGAGTGGAAGACAATGTATGAATTTGATTATTGGACTACAGGATATCAGCCAGCAATTCAATCTGATGTTGTGCATTCAGGTAATTATGCTTTAAAGATCTATAGTTCACCTGCAGGTGGAATTGGGATTGCCTTACACGGCAGTCAAAACGAATATTTTATTCAATATGCTTTTCGTACTGATGGGCAGTTTAGTGGCTTGGGTAGTGATTTATTTTATTGGTATGGTCAACAAGGTGATAGACGCCTCGGCAAGTTAAATATTTCGGAGTCTGGGCAGATTCGCGTTTATACTAGTACGTATGATACTCCATATGGTTTAGAGGCATTTACTATACGTGCAATGGGAAATGCAAGATTGAAGATTAACTTTTGGTATGTCATTGAAATGCATATCAAAGTGCATAATTCGTACGGGGTTATTTCAGTTCGCATAGATGGAGTACCAGATTGTGAGTATGTTGGCCCTACACTAGATACTGGTGATACTTATACAATTGATGCTTTGAAATGGTATCATTGGAGTATGTATCTCGATGATATTGTCGTTAATGATACAACGGGCAGTTTTAATAATACGTGGCCTGGATGTTTAAAGGTTGTTTTATTAAGACCTAACGATGATGGAAATAATTCAGATTGGACTCCATCACTTGAAGGACATAATTATGATTGTGTTAATGAAGTACCTTATGATCCAACTCAATATGTCTCTACACAAGGTCTCGATATTCGAGACACTTATGGAGTTGAAGATTTACCTTCTGAGGCTGGTGACGTTTTAGTTGTTCGTGGTGATGCGTGGGCTTTTAAAGATAGTGGTAGCGCCGCGCAAAATAGGAAACTAGCTTTTTCGGTTCAACCAACTTCAACGCCTTATGATTCTGCAGATCAAGACTTATTTTTATCGTATAACCTGACTAAATATGTTTTCGACTATAATCCTGAAACGATGGCAGTCTGGTCAAAGGAAGAGGTAAATAATCTTGTGGCGGGGATAAAGTCAAGAGCTTAATAGGAATACCCCTTGATTAATAATTTCTATGATGACTACACTTGCAAGGCAGTATATCGATTTGAAACCGACCGTATAGCCGTCGATTCTCAACATACTAATCATCTCACTAACAATAGTGTCGTTAATAATTTAGTAGATTATAAAGAAGGATATGCGTGTGCTGAGTTTAATGGCTCTGCATATTTTCAAATCCTTGATACAAGTCTTATAAATAGCTTTCCGTTAAAGTGGATCTCGAATATTGTTGATCGTAGAGCCATGCCCTCCTTAATTTCTGTCGCGTTTTGGATTAAGTTATCAAGTACAGTTGGAATTCAAACGATTGTTTCAAAGCATAATGAAACGAGCGATGGACGTTGTTTTCAAGTTTTTCTTGATTCTGGAGTGCTTAAGGTTAAGTGGGGCTATGCGGAAGGTATAAGCCAAAAAATTCTCAGTTCTAAATATACTTTGCAAGTGAATACTTGGTATCATGTTGGTGTTTCATGTGATAGTAATGAACTCATTTGCCAAATGTATATATTTGATTGGGAGTCACAAGCAATTGTATGTAATGAATTGAATGAAACTCCTACAGATGCAATGACAACATCTGAAGCTAACTTCACAATAGGTGCTGATGATGTTGGAGATTATAGACTTTCGGGGCTACTCGATGAATTTGTTGTGTTTGATGTTTTTAAAAAGCCTAACGAGTTTGATAGGATTCGTCTTGGTATTTATAATGGTCCGTCAGGTAATAGCTTAATTGATGATCCTGATTGTGTCGCATGGTATGATTTTGAACCTGCTCAATTGCTCGATGATTGGGTCGGGTCTAATCATCTGACCGATGTAAATACTCTTTCTGAAGGTCAGACGTTTTTTAAAGTATTTAAACAGTCCGCATACTTTAACGCGATTAATAAAGAATATGCGTACCGTTTAGATTCTGATTTAAGCGCAGGCTTTCCTTTTAAGTTAGGTGATGCAGAGAAGAGAGCAACGTTTGCATTTTGGGTTCGCTTAGAGGCGAGTAATTCGGGAGGTATTATATGTAAGTCGGCAAGCTCAAATGGTAAGAGGGGTTTTGCCATTAACTGTAGTGGCACAACTTTGCAAATTCAATGGGGTTACAATAGTGGTAATTCCTTTTATAACTATAACATTTATACATTAACCATTAAACGTTGGTACCATGTATCAGTTGTTGTAGATGGAATACGTAAATTTTTTACTGTGCGTATTTGGGATGATGTATATGATTCTATGGCATACTTCAATATTTTTTATCCTAATGATATTCTTTACGTTGGAAATGGCCCTTTCTCTCTAGGTTTACATACGCCACTCACGAATTATTTTTCGGGATGGATAGATGAAATATTAGTATTTAATAATACGAAGTCTTTAATAGAGACTGATTTAATGTATCGAGGGCTTTACCATCGGCGACTACTGTTTGCGTGCGATGAATCTAACGGCCTCCAACCAGTTTACAATTTAGAAGATGCTGCTAAGACTTATTCATCCGGACTCCAAACAACCTTCGCTAAACAACCTTGGCTTAGAACGTTTGCAACTGGCGTGATGGTACTTTATCATGGAACTAATCGTTTTACTTCTAATAACTTTTTAACTGATCCTGATTGCGCCGCGAGTTATAGCTTTGAGTCTGGTTCCAGGTTTTTGTCAGACTCAGTTGGGGGTAATGACTTAACTGATCACGGTTCAGTGGATCCTGTACAATAGAATTAAAAGAAGGTGAAATGAATTCCAAAGGGGTTAGTGGCTGCTTAAATCATGAGCACTTCGTTCAAAAAAGGGTGGTATTTAGGCAAGCCACTGCGAGAGCTCCAACCTAATACTAAATACTTTAGATTTTGGTATTTAGGTAAGCTATACCCATTATTTGATAAACCTGCGGTTCCTAGTACTTCAATCACTGTTCAAATAACCGAAGTTTTACACCTTTCAGCTTCTCTCGCATTGTATACCCCGGCAGTTTATTGGGGATACAATGTATCAATCTCGGAGATTCAACATCTCGTTCTTCTCTCTTACGATTGTGTAGCTCGCGCTGGGTTTGTAGGCGACGTTGAGGTATCAGGAACTATTGCAGAGGTCTTATATAATCCTCCTGAAGAGAGAAGAGTTGCTGGAACAAACGTTTCAATTATTTATTCTCCGCCACCGAGCGGAACTGTTACTAATTTAGTTCCGCAAGTAGAATACACTGAAACAGTAATTGAAATTGATCAAGCTGGTGTCACGGTCGTTTATGAAAATGAAGCAGCTATTGAAATTGATCAAGCTGGTGTNACGGTCGTTTATGAAAATGAAGCAGCTATTGAAATTGATCAAGCTGGCGTTGTAATTGTTTACAATCAAGATGGGATTTTTCTTGTTAATCTAATCTCTCTTACTCTTACACTACAAGCTCCTACAATTATCGCTATTGAGATGGGGGAGCTTGACTTACAAAGCTTAACTCTGTCTTTACATGCCCCTTACGTTTATATTTCATATAATGTTTCCACGACGGTTGTACAGAAGCACTTAACCTTTTCTCAATTTAGTCCAAGTGTACGTCAAGGTTGTGCTGTCGAAGTTAGTTTCATCTCACTTTACTTAACCGTTCATGAACCGTTAGCTTTAATTGGGGCCATGATCTCTGAGACGTTAGAAGCGCTTCTAACGCTATATTCTCCGACAATCAATCTGAGTTCGCGGATAGCTGTTTCTAAACTGGCATTGAGATTTACTTTACGTGTACCGACTATTAATTTTAATGGGTTAGCTTTAGTTTCAACTCCGCTTTCCTTACTATTCGAGATCTATACTCCAGCAATGAGGGGTGGAGTAAACCTAGAAGAGACTCTTTCTTTACATCTTTCTTTATCTTTAGCTCCTACTGTAGCCTGGGGATTTGTAGTTGTAATTAGCGCTGCTAAACATTTAGTATTAAGTATTAAAGCTGTTACTGCACGAGTAACTTCGAATGCGATTTGTTTACCCCCGCTACAATCTTTAGAGCTTTCACTTTTTGAGGTTGAAGCTCTAACGGGCGTTTCAATTAAAGAAACACAATCACTCGTCCTTAATACTCTTGGCCTTGAAATTTTAACTTCAAGTATCACGATTGTCAGTACTTTACATTTAGTACTACAAAAGTATTCACCCGCGGTTCGCATTAGTACTTATAACCCAGTTGATTTGCAGTCATTAATTTTGAATTTGTATGGTGTAGGAGTTGTTCTTGGATATGTAATTAAAGAGACATTTGTACTCCATCTTTCAATATATGAAGTTACTATTTGTTATGGCGCATCAATGACACCTGATACGTTATCTTTATATTTAACTTTATACGACCCCGATATTTTAGCTTTGCCGTTTGAGCCTTACGATACTGATCCATTGCACAAGGAAAGACAATGGGGTTCAAGTTATGATTTAGGCGAAGGTGAATATGCGAGTAGATCTGGATCTTCTTTAAGTAGTAGATTTCCTCTTCAAAGTGGAGACGTTGATAGGCAAATTACTGTTTGTTGTTGGGTTAGATTTAAAAGTTTTCCGAGCCGCCAATGTATTTTTGATAAGTTAACCAGCAACGGCACTCCCAGTGTTATTAGTCTTGGTCTGCATACTTTAGGGGATAATTTGGAGTTGATGTGGGGTAATTCATCTTCTGGTACTCAAGTATTACCGGGCATGGTATTTAATGATATCACTTTAATGACTGGACGATGGTATCATATAGGCCTAGCTGTTGATGGAGTTGAAAGAACTGTCTATCTCCAAGTGTGGGATGATAAAGCAAAAACGACGCGAAGCGTTCGATGGACAACAGATGCATTCGGAG